CTGACCGCTCCGCTGCGCGGGATGCTGGGCAAGGTTCAGGGGTTCACTGCTGGCGTCGGTCGAGCAATCGACCGTACTGGCCTGCCCATCTTTACCAACAGTTTGAAGAATGTTGGTAGCGCCATTGGTGGCGTGGGCACCGCTGTAGGTAAAAGCCGAGACAGGCTTCTTGGGCTCGGGGCTACTCTGGGCATCACTGGTGCTGCATTCGGCGTATTCGTCAATGGATATGCTGACGCGACCGGCTTGATAGGTGACACCGCTGAACGGACTGGGGTCAGTCGCGAGCGATTCCAAGAGTTGGGCTTTGCAGCCAAGCTGACTGGCTCCTCGTCCGAGACGCTGGCTGGCGCCCTGCAAAAGATGAACATCAACGTCGGTGCCGCGACCAAAGGTTCGAAAGAACTGAAGGAAATGTTTGCGGGCTTGGGCATCAACCTCAAAGACTCAACTGGCAAGCTGAAAAGCACTGACGCCCAGTTCGACATGTTTGTCGATCGGATCTCAAAAATCAAAAACCCTTCGCTGCAGGCTCAGGCAGCAGTGAAAATTTTCGGCAAAAGCGCGACTGAGCTTTTGCCTCTGATTAGAGGGGGCAGTGCTGGCCTTAAGGAAATGTCCGCCGAGGCGCGTCGTCTCGGGATTGTTCTGTCTGATGATGCTGTTCGGGATGGTGAGGCTTTCGGTGACATCCTGGACACACTCAAGGCAGCTGTCGGCGGCGTCGGTAACATCATCGGCACCGCGCTGGTTCCTGAGCTCAGCAAGATGTCCACCTGGCTGACTGAGACCATCGTCAAATACCGACCTCAGATCGAAGCCTTCGCCACGGCGTTTGCTCGGGATCTGCCGGGCAACATTGAAAGAATTGTCGGTTTTCTAGGTGATCTGTACGAAGGGATCCAGCCAGTAATCAACGCGGTCGGATGGCTGTCTGACACCTTCGGCGGCGCCAATGTGATATTCGCGGCACTCGGTGCATACATTGGGGGCGGCCTCGTGATGAGTATCCTCAATCTCGCGGTGGCTTTTAAGGGGTTGGGCTTTGCTATTGCTGCAACGCCTGTCGGCTGGTTCTTGGCGGCTGTGTTTGCGATTGGTTTCGCGGCGATGGTCATCTACAAGAATTGGGAAAACATCGTCTCTTTCTTCGAGGAGAAGTGGGCAGGAGTTAAAGCGGCGTTCAGTGACGGGATCATCAACGGCATTGTGAAAGTTTGGGAGGAATACAACCCGGCCACATTGATCATGGAAGCCCTCAATGGCCTGGTTAAGTACATGACTGGCTGGGACTTAAGCGCGATTCTCGGCGCCAAGATCAAAGATGCAGTGAGCGCGATGAAAAGCGCCATCCCTGACTGGGCGGCAAAGTTGCTTGGGATCGAAGTGTCTGGAGATGTTGCCAAGGGTGGTGGGGGTGGCGAGGCTGAGGAGGGCTCGGGGCAGCCTTCAGCTCAGGCACAAACCCCGGAGTCCGGCGCGGCCGCTCCTGGATCAGAAAGGAACCTTGCCGATATCGGCCGGCGAGCGACTCAAGTCGGCGGTGATTCAGCCAAGATCATCCAGACGCAACAACAGCCATCCGAGGTCCGCGTAAAGGTCGACTTCGCAAACATGCCCCCTGGCACCAAGGTGAAAACAGAGGGCAGCCAGGGCGCCCAGTTCGACACGGATTTGGGTTACTCAATGGTGAACTAACCGGAGCCACCCCATGGGCTGGAGAGACAACTACCGCGCCGCGACTTTTCGCGGCGTTCCTTTTTTTGTCGAGTCCGCAGACAGCACGCATGGCCGCCGTCAGGCGGTGCATGAACATGCCCTGCGTGACGTTCCATATACGGAAGACCTCGGCCGCAAGGCTCGGGAATTCTCTGTTTACGGCTACCTGATCGGGGCGGAGTACCAGAACCAGCGCGACGAGTTAATCAAGGCTTGCGAAACCGCAGGACCTGGAGTCTTGGTTCACCCATATCGCGGTGAGATGACCGTAGAGTGTCGCGGCCTCGGTGTGGGTGAGAGCAGCGCTGACGGCGGCATGTGCATGGTGAAGCTGACCTTCTTGGAGGCAGGTGAGGCTTCCTACCCGTCAGCCAAGGTCGACACGGTCAATGCCATCAGCGCGAAGGGGAATGCTGTCACCGCTGCCGCTGAGAAAAGTTTTGTTTCGGATTTCCTGACGACCGGGTTCCCAGCATATGTTGCCGAGTCGGCAGCCACGGGGCTTGCTGATCTTGGTGAATTCATGTCGGCCCCAGGGTTGAGTTTCGGCGGAGACTTGCAGGCAGCGTCTGACTTTTACCAGCAGGCAAAAGGGCTTGCGGCAGACGCCTACAGCCTGGTCCAGCAGCCATTGAATATGGTTAGCAGGATCACTGGTTTGTTTGGCTCGATTCGCTCTGCCTTCGGGAGCAATGCCTTTAGCATGCTGACCAACCTTTTTGATCGGTCGCCGTCCAGCTACTCAGGCAGCACCGCAACGCCGAGCCGTCGTCAGCAGGCAACCAATACCGTTGCGCTGAATGCGTTGGTAAGACAGGTGGTAATTGCTGAAGCTGCCAAGGCAGCAGTGGTAACGCAAATGTCGGTGACCACGCCAATATCGGCGGCTGCTGGAGGGGGTGCCAATGCCGTGCAGACGGCGGCCCGGCCTGCAATCCTGCAGAGCACTACGTATTTGACGCCGACGGTCTACGACAGCTATCAGGCCGCGATAAAGGTCCGGGAGGAATTGGTTGATCGCATCGATACCGAAAGCGAGGCCACTCCGAATGATGAGGTTTACGTAACCCTCTCCGATTTGCGGACCAGCGTTGTCCAAGCTGTGCCGAATCCAGAGCAAAATCTAGCTCGGATCGTCCAGTACGTGCCGAAAGAAACACTTCCATCATTACTGGTTGCTTATCAGATTTACGGAAATGCTGCCCGAGCGGATGAAATCGCTATCCGCAACGGTCCGCGTCATCCCGGCTTTCTGATGGGTGGCAACAAGCTCGAGGTCCTTGCAGATGGATGATCTTGAGCTTTTGGTTAATGGCATGAACTACTCGGGTTGGACGTCTCTTGGCGTTACCCGCGCGATTGATGCTGCAACCACCGCCTTCACTGCATCGCTCACCGAAAGATGGGAAGCCGGCGAGAGCTCACCCGCTCAGGTTGAGCCATGGCCGATCCTCCCGGGTGACGCCTGTGAGGTCCGGCTTGCTGGATTTCCGATGGTGATCGGCTACGTCGATATCTTCAAACCGTCCTACAGCTCAACTGACCACACCATCAATATCCAAGGCCGAGACAAAGTCGCCGACCTGGTGGATTGCAGCGCCGTGCATGCCCCGGATGAATGGAAAAACATCGACCTGCTCAGGTTTGCGCAGATCCTTGCCGCGCCTTTTGGTGTGACCGTAAAAACGGATATCGATGTCGGGCAGCCTTTCCCCGTGTGCAAGCTTCAGCAGGGTGAGACGGGATTCAAGGCAATCGAGCGATACGCCCGGCAACGAAAGGCGCTGCTGATGCCTGACGGTGCTGGAGGACTTTTGATCACGCGGGCCGGTGTGCGGCGCGCAGCGACTTCGCTGGTGCAGGGCGAAAACATCCTTAATGCCAGCGGCACGATCGACCACAGCCAACGATTCAGCAGCTACCTGGTGAAAGGCCAGGCCAGTTACAGCCCAGATAGCACGGGTGAAACCGAGGCGCACATACAGGGCGGCGTAACCGACAGCGGCATCAAGCGCTATCGACCAATGCTTCTGGTTGCCGAAACAGGCGGTACGTCCTCAAGCCTTCAGGATCGAGCAACGTGGGAGGCGAACAGCCGGATTGGAAAGTCAGCCGCAGCGAGCATTGCCGTTCAGGGTTGGCGACAAAGCCCGGGCGGTGCGCTGTGGGAGCCGGGACTGCTGGTCTATGTCCGATCTCCTTGGCTGCGAATGGATGGCTGGATGCTGATCCGGCAAGTGACCTATGAGCGGGGCGAAGGTGGCACCACCGCCAAGCTTGAAATTGTCAGTCCCCAGGCTTTCGACCCTGAACCGCCCGACGGCGAGAAAGGCAAGAAAGGTAAGAAGGGGAAAAAGGGCGGCCGGAATATTTGAGCTGAAGCGATTGGTGATGAGGATCCGCCAAAATGAGTGAAGCTCTCAAAGAAATTGGCAACCGGGTAATGATGATGTTCGGCCGCGGTGTTTTGCGCGCCGTCACTGACACCGGCCCACGACAGCAGGTGCAGGTTGAACTGCTCAAGGACGAGCTTCGCGATGGCCTTGAGCACATGCAGAACTATGGCTTCACCAGTCACCCGCTGGGTGGTGATGTAGCGGTGGC